GCGTCAATTTCTGTGGGCATGTTTAGTTTGGGTTGTAGTTGCTGTCAAATTATTTCAGCCGTTTGCCGTCTGCATGGCTTGCTGTCGGCTGGCCGGCGGCAGCGGTGGCGCACCCGGCGCTTGTCCCGGCTGCGGAACATTCGGCGCGGCATTGCCCGGCGGAAGCGGCCCGCCCGGTGCGCCTTGCTGCCCCGGCGCGGCAGGCATCACGGGTTGCGGCCCCTGTATCTGCGCGGGCTTCAACAGGTCGTCCACGTCAATGTTGGAATCCGCCGCGCGACCCAGCATCTTGATGACCGGCACCAAGCTCTTGCCTTCTTGCGTCATCACTTCGATCAACAACGGCAGCGCCTTCTCTAACTTCTGCAATTCCATCGCCGCATTAGGCTTGCCGGATGAACCCGCCTCGATTTGCAAGTAAATCTCCGACCGAATCGCGTCCATCGAAAGCCTCGGCCACACCGCCCCGCGACCGACCAGCTTCTTGACGCGCTCCTCGGGCATCTCCTGCGCCAGCATTTCCCAACTCATCTGTGCGATGGTGGAAAGCGCAAAGTCCAAGTCGTCCGTGTTGCTGGCGTCGGCGGAAATGCGCGAACCTTCCGCGATGCTCTGCCCGGTCGCCGTCTCGTCGGCACGTTGCGCGCCCAAGTTCGACGGCTGCATTCCCGTGGCGAGCATCATGGCCTGATTGCTGGGGGACGGATCGTAAAGCTTGGGGTCAATGGCTTGAAGCGGCCCGGGCATTATGGCATCATCAAGTTTCTTACCCATCGCAAGAGCTTCCACCATCAAAATTTCGTGAGCCTGACGGGGGGACGCTAACTTCTTTCGGTCTTTTTCTCCCCACGCAGCCGCATCACCAATCCACCAAGGCCGGTTTGCAACGCGATGCTCGCGTAATCCCTCGCCAGCGTTGTTGATGTCCTGTTGCATCGGCATCGCGAGTCGAACGTCCGAGCGCGGGTAAATCGTCACGTCCTTTTCAGGCTCGTTGACCTCAACCTCCTGCACGTTTAACACTACCGGGACGATGCTCCAGAAGCGCGCAACCTTCGGCTCGTTGGCGTAGGGTTCGCGCAGGAAGTCTTTGACGCCATCGCAAACGACGTAGCACAGACCAGTCTCCTTGTCCTCGATGTGCCAGACGCAGACTTGTCCCTTGTCGCCATCGTCGCCGCTCGACCGCTCCGCCTTCGCCTTTGGCTGACGTTCCTTGCCGGTTTCCTCGTAGCAGACGGCCCCAGTGTCGTCCAGGCTCACGCCATAGACCCGCTCGCACTCCTCATACGGCATGACAATCTCGTGCGCGATACGCTTGGCCGCGATGAGCTCCCGAAGTCCACGGCAACGGCGGTCAATCAGGACAGCGGTTGCTGGCAGAAAGTCATATACCAATCCCTCGTTGTCCGGCTCGTCGTCAGGTGTGGGCTGTTGCTGCGCGCCGGCCATCCGTTGCGCCATTGACTGCATGAGCAGCCGCGTTTCCTCCACCTCACTCGAATCTTGGTCAAAGTCCGGCTCACTCATCGCCTCCAGCCGCATCTTGAGCGCCGCAATGTCGTCCACGGGCAGGTTCGCCGACTGCGCTGCGACCTCTTTCCCGTCGCCTTTGCTCCGATACATCACCTTGATGAACGCCACCCGGGAAGTCAGAACGCGAGTCACCAGTTGCTTCATGCTCGCGAGGAATTCCGGGGACTGCACGCGCCATTGCTGGTCGAGCAACAGGGAAGCCGTGCGCGCAATCTTGTCATACATCGCCTTCTCGGCCATGCCTGCCTCGTAATCCTTCACGATGGACTGCGCGAACTCGATTTCGGGCGGTGGCGGCGGGATCTCCTGCCCCATCATAATCGCCTGCTGTGCCTGTTGCAGAATCGGGCCAGCCGCCTCAAGTATCGCCTTCGCCCCGTTCAAGCTCTCCTGAGATTCGTCCCACACAGCATAGTTCATCTTCTCGGCCATCTTCGCCTCGGGCGTTGGATTCTTGGCGTAGAGCGAGGCTGTCTTGCGATTGAGCATCTGCTGGATCACGTCGCCGATGAAAGGCTCTCGTTCGTCGCCCTTGCATTTGTAATCGGACGGCCATTGATGACCGGCAGCGAAATCCTGCTCCTCTTTGATGCGGTCGAAGATGGGTTTCCAGAATGCCCGAGTTTCAGTCGCCCACTCGTTCATTTCCGCGACCAACTCTTTTCGGCCCTTCTGCCGAGGCTCCTGGGCGAGCGGGTTGGGCATCTTGCCGGTCAGCAGGGTTTTTCCAGCAGTCTTGAGGCGGTCAATCATTCCGAGTGGTTGCATATTTTTACCAGCCTTTCACGGGCGACTGCCGCCGTTGTTCGATGGCCGCGAAGTAGTCGGCGGATTGTTCGACGGGTTGCACCTTGGGATTCAACCCCGGCGCGTTCAAAATCGTGTCCAGACCCATGCCGACATGCGCCAGCGCATCAACGAAGTCATCATGCGTGCCAGTGTCGAACGAGAGCAGTTCCGCCTCGGCGCGTTCCCACCACGGCGCGAACTTCGGGAATCGAACCATGCCCATGCTCATACGGCCCGCGATGGACTGCGCCCGCGTGCGCTTGTCTTTGGCCGGCACAACCTCGTCAATGTGGACGTAGCAACGCTCATCCAACATTCGACGCCGCAGAAAAGGCCCGATTGACTTGGAGATGTGCCCGGACTCGGCCCACCACGTCAGCGGCTGGTGCGCCTTCATCAATCGCATGGCCGCGTCAACCTGGCCTTGACCGTCCAGCCGATCCCAAACCAAGTCGGGCAGAACCCAAATCACCCCAGCCGTGTCCACGCCGACCGGCATGAAGCACGTCTTGTCCGCCTCTTGCTTGAGACTCACGGCATGGTCTGAGGCGAGGTAGTAGCGGAGGTTCGATGGCAGTTCGGCAGGCTCATAGCCTTTGAGCCAATCACGTTTGAAGAATCCGCCCTCTTCGGGGGCGGGCCGTTGCTGATACAGCGCAGACCAGACGCGCGAGGACTGCCTGGCCGTGTCGCGCATGCCTTCGGTGAAGTATTCCGGCCAAAGCGGCTGTCCTTCCGTTCGACCAATAGCATCGTTCTCCTCCGCCACCATCGGCAGCCGTATGACTTTCCAGTCCTTCCCTTCGGCTGCAAGGATGCGGCCGGCAAGATCATCCTCATGCCAGCGAGTTTGAATCAGCACGACGGAAGCGCCGGGTTTCAACCGTGTCATCAAATCGAAGCGATACCATTCCCATTGCCGGTCGCGGTTCAGCTTTGAATCCGCATCTTCGGCAGAGCGCACCGGGTCGTCAATCAGCGCGAGGTCAGCCCGCCGTCCAGTCACCGAACCGCCAACGCCTACCGCGAAATACTCACCTTGGTTCGTCGTCGCCCAGCGTCCTGCGGCCTGCGAATCCTCCGCGAGTTTGTAGCCCAGCAGCGGCCCCCACTCGGCTACCAAGTTACGAACTCGCCGGCCGAACGAATCGGCAAGCTCTTGGGTGTGCGAGGCCGCAATAACACAATGCCCCGCGTGCCTGCCGAGATACCAAGCTGGGAAAAGGATGCTCGCATAGGTGGACTTTGCCGACCCCGGCGGCATGAAGATCGCCAGCCGTTTGCACTCGCCCCGGCTGACTTCATCCAGCGCACGCAGCACAAGGTCATGGTGCATCGCAGGCTCAAACCCAACTTTCCGACACCACCGGGGCAACTGGCGACGGCACAAAAGCCAGTCAGCAGCTTCGGCAGATGTCAGGTTGAGCTTGGAGGCCATCAGTTTTTGAACTTGGAAGGATCGGCGAGCTTGAGCAATTCAGCATCCGACACGACCGGCATCTCCTGGACTTTGATTGCGCCGCCGTTCGCTCCAGTCAATTCGGTCCGCACCGTGTCGCGATAAGTTTCGGGAAACCGGCAGCGAACTTGAATTTCCCAGAGCTTCGGATTGAAATCGCGATTCCCGAGGTTTTCGATCCCTTTGCGCTCGAAGAACGACTGAGCTTCATGTCGCGCGCGCGTGGTCGCCTGACGAAACTCGGGGTATTTTTGAATCCACTCGTAGAAGTTTTTCTCTGCGATGTCGAATTCGCAGGCCATCATGCAGAAAGACCAGCCTAGCTTTCCAAGCTCAATCGCACGCTCGCAAAATTCTGCTCGGTAATCCGTGGGCCTTCCCTCGTTGACGCGCCCGCGCTTTGAAATTCGATCTGGAAGTTTGGAAAGTGTCGGCGTCTTCACGCACCCATTTTAATGACCTGAAAAGATATGAAGTCAATCCTTTTGTGATGAAAGGACATGTTTGGGCGATAAATGCAAGTTGGTGGGCGATTAGTCCATTCCAATAGCCAAGCGGTTGGGTTTATTCTGGTGGTGTTCAAGATGACTTGGACGAAACAAAAAAGGCCCAACTATGACGACAACGGAAAACAAAATGCAGGTCGCGAACACAATCGCGCATCAGATAGGCGCCCTCGCTTTTATGATGATGGGGACGATGAACAAACTCGGGGCCGCAAACTCTTTGATCTTCAATCTGCGCGGCTCGCCAAAGCGGATTGATAAAATCGTCGTGACGCTTGAGCCTTCCGACACCTACCGCGTTGACTTCTACCGTGGCGCGATTGCGCGGCATCCGGCCAAGTTGGAGGCGAGCGTTGACGGCGTTTACGCCGACGGGTTGAAGCAGTGCATTGAACACCACACCGGGCTTGAGTTGAGCCTCTAACACCATGAAATCAATCCCCTACATTGGCGGCAAGGCGGTCTGTCCTGATTGCGGCAAAGATGCGCTCAGTTACGATGCGCGGATGACGCAAAAGCTACCGCTCGGTTTCGGCGACGACGGCAAGGGCCGGTTCGTTGTGGACTTGGCAATCAGCAAGGGCTTTCGCGGTGAGTGCATGGAGTGCCGTTGCGTGGTGTTCGCTGTTCAATCCACACGGCGCGGGAGCAAATATCCGACCGTCATCAATCGCAAGCTGCGGGAAATGGCTGGTGCGCTGTGAAATTGTTTGGTCACCAGCGCCCGGTGCGCGACGCATCCGGCGAGGTTATCGAATCAAAGGCCAGTCCGGCGCGTGCGGTCACTCGCGATGCGCTGGACGGGTCTTTCGGCTGTGACCGTGGGCGCAAGCTCGTGGTGAGTCTTGAGGCTGGCGACGTGATTTCGATTCGCGCGGCCAAGACGCAGCGCAGCTATTCGGCCAAAGCGTGCGACGTGTATCGTTGGCTGATTCACTGCCGGGCGTCGGCTGCGGCAGCGGTCAAAGCCAAGGAGCGGAAGGAGCGTAAGAAGCTGCGGCTTGAGTCGCAGGCCGTGGCGCGTGCGGATCGTAAGCTGAAACTTCAACTCAGGAAGGAGCGTGGATTGTGAAACGTAAATTGAAAATCGAGGAGCGCGGGGACTACTTCGCGCGCAAGACGGTGCCGACGGTTCGACTCAAGGGCAAGTGGCTGCAAGCGGCAGGCTTTCCAGCTGGCAGACATTTGTAACTGACGGTCATCAGTCCTGGAGTCATTGAACTTCGGGTGATTGGGGGCGCGACGTGAAAAGGTTCACCTCAACTCAGATCATGGACATTGACGACGCTTCACGCGCTGCAGCTGCCGCTGCCCTAGGACGCACCGGGGGCCGTTCCCGCTCCCAAGCCAAGGTTGCGGCGGCAAAACGCAATGGCGGGCAGCCAGTGCGTGCAGGGCAGCGTCCACGCGGGCGGCCTTGGCACGGCGAACTGCCGGCCTGAGAATCACGCGACTTGGAAACGCGTCGCGTTTTTGTTTGACGCGGTGCGCGGGGTTTGTTTTTCTGTCGTTGCTCGCGAGAAACGGTTTGGAAGCCGCGCGATACTTTGAACAGTGCAAATGCAATCAATCCATCGAAACTTCTGTGCGTCACTCGCTGGCGCAAACGGTAATCTTCACAGCATTCGTGCTGGGCTGTTCAGCCGCTTCCAACGTCTGGCGAGTGACGCACTGAAATTTCACGCATGAAACTTTACAAGATTCGCGATTGGAACAGGCACTTTGAGAACAACCGTTCGCGCGTAATTGAGAACTGCCGTTGGGTCGCCATCCCAAACCGGCACGATGGCGAGACGTTCAGCACGATGATGCTTCACCCTGACGGCCCGGTGATCTTCACAGGTTGGATTCTCATGGTTCAACTGGCCTCGAAATGCACGCCCCGTGGGTCGCTGATTCGCGGCAACGGCGAACCCCATAACGTCACCTCGATGTCAGCCAAGTGTCGTCTGCCTGACGTCCACCTGAATACGGCCATTTCCTACCTAGAAAATAACACCGATTGGCTTGAAGTTGTTGAAGTTGCATCCGAAACGTCAGGCGGGCGTCATGCGGGCGTCACGGACACGTCAACGAAGGAAGGAAGGAAGGAA